CCGGAACACCGCGCGGTTGATTTGGTATTTGCGGCCTTGCGAGGTTCCGTCTTGCAACGGGAAATCGGGGTTGAGCGTTTCCAAATCCGACGTAAACGGCAATCCGATGGCGGCCTTGGTCGTGCCGACCGGCACGGTCACGTTGCCGCCGCTGACCGCTTGCTGAGGTTGCACAAATCCGTTCGCGTTGATCGCAACCGTCGACGCTCCAAGATATCCGAACCCGCTCAACGTGGACGCCGCATCTCCGTTGTAATAGATTCCGGCATCGACGAAATATTGGTCGGCGGGATCGGTCGAGCTGTCCGTCGAACGGAGCAGCATCCGTTCAATAAATCGGCCGTTTGTGCCGCGATTCACCACGAACCAAACTTCATCCACGCCATCGCCAGGGATCGAACACACCGACTCAAACGTGCCGTTGGTATCATGACGCGCCCACGCCAAAAATTCTTGTTCGCGCAGATACGTGCAAGAGAGCAACGCGCCGTCGGACCGAACGAGCCAAATGATGCTGTTCGGGATTTGCTGGTAGGCCATGTCAACAATCGTATAGGTGCGGAACAAATGCTCGGATTTCAGGCTCACGTTTTCGCTTTGATAGCGATCCGTCAAATATTGGTACTCAATATCGCGCACAGTGGCGCCGCGCGAATCGATAAAGAGCAAACGGTTTCCGACGATTACCGGGTCTACGGAATTGATGCCGCGATTTTCTTGGAGTTTTTGGAAAACCGTCGTCGGGGTGAGCGGTCCGCCGTCCGTCGATGAGACGGTCCAATACGAAAACCCGGTAAAGAAGATGCACGCATTAAACGAGGTTTCCATGTTGATGATCGGGTTCACTTGCCGGCTGAGTAAATTGACCGTGATCCCGTCGGATGCGACGAGCGGAAGGCTACGTCCAAAGTCCACGTAGTTGCTGGTCTTAGTGAACCAACACGTTTGCGGCTCGAACGCCGTCGCAGCAAATCCCAAACGGTCCTGAAAGAAACCGACGACCGACGGCCAGCCGCGATAATCTGACCATGACCCTTCAGCCCACAGCGACGTCGTGGCAAACGGAAGATCGGTGACGTCGATGTACATCTTGCGTGGCGTCGAATACGTATTGAGGTTGATCGTGGTCAAAACCTCATAGGGATCGATGCTTAGGTCCACGGTTGCGGTGCCGCTGGTGTAGTCGACCATGTCAGCTCGAATCCAAACCGGGTTCCCTTGGTTGAGTGAGATATCGATGGTTCCGAACGTGTCGAAGTTCACGTCGCCCTGGGATTTGAAAAATTGGACATTGGTCCAGGTATGGCCGCTGTCTTCTGATTTTTGGATCGCGATGATTCCGGTCCAGGTTCCGTGCGTTCGAAACCGCCATCCGCCGCCACAGACCAAATGGCTGACGAAATCCATCGTGCCCAGAACGCCCGACGGCAATGGCGGAATCCATGTAAACGTGCCCGTCGAGTTCCGCGTTGCTGAAAGTACATCGGCGTCAGCGAACTGAGTGATCTGCATCTTCGCGCCGGCGTGGCCGGGCTGAAAGAAATCGAAATTGGACGCGATGTAATTTCCGCCGCCGTCTCCGCCCCATGACATCGTTTTCGCGGTGTCGGCGTTGCCGAGCATGAACGGGCCGTTTTTGAAAGCGTAGGCGCTCAACACCCAGTTTGTGTCGCTAATCCGCTGCAAAAGTTGCGGCTGATGATCTGGATGAACGATATAAAGCGTATCGGCGGAGCGCGTGAAACGAAGATCGGCGAGCTCGGTGTAAAGGTACGGCGTCCCGACGGTGTACGCGAGTCCGGCGGATTGGATCTGCCCGCCGTCTTTGTAGAAGCGAACGTATTGATCGCCAAACTCCAACACATAAGCCGAGTCCGCGCTCGGTGCGAATTTAACGAGCCGGCACGTCTTGTCGCTGTAGCGCGCGTTCGCGACGTAGTACGTTCCGGGCCGGTTGTACGTCGCGCCCGACGGATGCGGGATCATGTTGCGGAGTGTCTTCGCCGCCGTCTTGTATTGCTGCAAATCCGTGCGTCCCCAGAACTCGGGCGCAATCTCGCCGCCGGCAAACGAACACTGTAAATCGTGGATCAAATCAGGCACGTCGCGCCTCACGATGGATAACAATTCTAAACAGCATCAGCGTGCGTCCACGTAGGCGGATTTGTTCTTTTGTTGCACGCCGGTCTCGATGGCGTTGTTCTTCGCGGCTTCCGAGAACACAGCCGCGTATTTGTTCAGCATGTCCGTGCGTTGGTCTTTGTCACCGTTGAGCGGGACCGCGAGCTCGGCGGCGAGTTTGTAGGACAACGCTTTGATGAACAGCGCGTCATAGAGGCTCGGGTCGGTCACGCGGCCGGTGTATTCGATATAGGCCGGGTTACAGTTAGCCAGGATCACTTGCAATCCCAAATCCACCTGATACACCACACGATATTCGATGTTGTCGGGATCGGCGGTCGGGACCGGCACGGTCTGACTGTTAAAAATCGGGAAATCGAACTCGGGCGCCGCGTTCGCGAACACTTTCCGAATGAAAACAGCGTCGGTCGGATACGTGTAAACGTAGCTCCATCCGATTGCGGTCTCCGCATCGAGCAGCGTCAACGTATCGATCACCGTCGCGAATTTCCACGCGGCGGATCGCAAAACCTCGTCGCGGCAGTTGTTGAAGATCTGAGTGCAATCGCGCGCGGCTTCCGTGTCGTCGGCGAGTGTCGTGATTTTCTTTTGGCCCAAGTGTTTGAGCGCAAGGTTGCAAATATCGACGATGCCCGAGACGTTCGAACCAAGATCAGTTTGAACGCCGTTGATCGTGTTGATGTTGACGCCTTGCGAGTTTCCGTTGGCAATCGGCGGCCCGTCACTGACGGCGGGGCTACCGCCTTTTTGTTCAAAGTAAATCTCGGTCGCCGGCTGCGCGACGCTCGCGCTCGGGCAGAGCGCCCGGTAATAGCCAGGGATCGTTTCGGTTAATGCGATGACATAGTGCGCCCAGTTCGAAGCGTTGTACGCCTCGTAGGTCTGTGAGACGGTGTTATAGATATCGGCCGTCGCTCCGTTCTGCATCGAGATACGGATGCAGTACACGGTGCGGGCGATCTGATAACTGAGCTCGATTGGATTTATCATCGCGTTACCTCAAAAGAGGTAAAGGCGGGGGTCGCAAGCGCCGAGATGCGAACCCCCGCCTCCACCATTATTTTTTCCTACCGGTTTTTTTCAGAGAGGCAGCAAAACCGGTCGCCGGCATGTCGTCGCGACCAGCTCTCTCCGTCATCTCCGAGAACGTCGACGGCTCAGACGGCTCGGGCGCTTTCGACGGAACCTCTCGGCCGTCCAATCGCTCGAAGTGCTTTGGCGGCACTTCATCGTCTTGCAAGTCCACGATCTGTCCTTCTGTCCAATATCCACCCTTGAAACCGAAGGTGTCACGGATGACGCGGTAGCGAACCATTACCCGATTCTCAGGTTCTCGTCGGCGACGAGCCGGCAGTCGATCTTGCCGGCGACCGCGGTGCCGCTAACGGTGTACTTGGCGCGCAAGTACCGTTTCGCACCGATTGGCATTTTGAACCGGGCCGGGTAATAACCCGCGACGAGCGTGGTGTCGGCGATAGCTCCGGTGATAAAGAGCACCACGGGCGATCCGAACGCCGAGTCACTATCGGTTTCGAGCGCGAACTGGATCGTCGCGCTGTTACCGGTAAATGACGTGTTGATTAAGAATTCCACCCAGACCTCACGGCCATAGGCATCCGAGGCGGCCAGCGTGTCGATAGAATTCGTCGACGCGGCGGTTGCCGTTACGGCCTGAGCCGAGCTCAGGAGAAGCAATGAATCAATAAACATGGTTATTTTCCTCCTTAGGAAACGGCTGTTTCCGTGTTCAGGATTTGGTCGATACGACGGCACGGATAACCCATGAACGACAAGGTCGGCCGAGGCAGGCCCGTCGGGCTCTTGAAGTCTTCCAAGGTCAGGAAGGCGTTTTTGGCGTTCAAGAGTTTCACGCGCAGAAGTCCACGCACGGTTTGGTTCATGTAGAACACAGGCCGGACCGCGCTGATGTTGAACAACTGATCCAACGCGAGGCTCATGTACTTGATGATGTTCGTGGACGTATCCGAGCTATCGCCGGCCGTTTTCAGGTCGGAAATGTCGATGTTCGCGATGCGAACGACATAGCGCCAGTCGCGCACGGCCAGGCCCGCTTTCCATTGGTAATGGGTGCGGTACGCCTGGTAGCGGTTCTGGTTGGTGTCGTAGATCGTTTGTTCGCCAAGATCACGTACCGACAATCCCGCCATCGTGGCTTTCGGGAAAATGCCGTGCACGGTCTCAGGCGACCATCCGACCAAGTAGATCGAGGTGTTGTCGCCGCCCGATCCCTTCGCGTCGATCACGTTCGCCGCCGCCACAGAGTTTGTGGTGTTGAGCGTGTAGTACCGAGGCGCCAAACCGACGAACTTCTCGGGGTTGACCGAGGTATCGCCATAGATCAAGGTCTTGGCGAGCTCTTGGTTCATACCTTCGATGATCGGTTTGTCTTCAGACATGCGCCACTCAGCGGTGTTGCCGTTGAGCATCGCCAGGTCTTTGTCGATTTCGGAATAGTTCTCCATCATTCCGCACGTTTCCGTGATCTGACCGGTGACGCTTTTGACCGGGGCAACGCCCTGGTTGAGCAAGCGCCATGTCGGCGTCGGGATGCTCTTGCGAACGGTGGTTTTATGACCGGTCGGCAAATTCCCTTCGATCCATGGAATGTCGTCGAGTATTTCGTTGTACTGGTTGAGGATTTCGGCCACGGCGGCAATTTTGCCGTCGGGGTCGAGACGCTTGGATACGTCCAATAGCGTCGGCCATGAAGTGCTTAATGACATGATTTTTTCTCCTTTCGATTACCGTGGAGCTAGATCGGGATAGATCCGTTCCGCTGGTGTTTTTGGCTCCTTAGAATCAGGCCGCCCCTCTACAAACCTGTCTTCACTTAGCTGCTTGCCGACGAACGAGAACGCTTTCACCATGAG